CCAACAAACGTGAGTTTGTCGTATCCACAATGGCATAATGTGTGGCTGTACCTGTGCCTGTTACGCTGCCATCTGAGATTGCTGACATTGTGACTTTACGTCCACCGCCAGTACGATCCGCAGGTGCGCTTATTGTTACAGATGTAGAATTGCCAAGCGTATGCGTTGAAGTGGCTTCCGCATATGTTGTTGCTTCCTGAGAATTTATATGAACCGCATTGGCCTCTAAATCTAAAACCGATAATCCCTCGTCCAGTACTCTGTCTGCTATCGTTGCCATGATTAATAACTCCTAATTTTAATTCTGCGCCCTGCTGCGGCAGTTTTAGAACGCTCACTTTCTGAATTTATATCACCTATTGCCTTTTGATACAACGCTGCCCACGTTTGTATTCTATTATCTTCTTGCAAATATGGCGCTGAGTGCATCAACGAACCATACAAATATGCGTCAGGATAATTTGTTAACAACCAATTTGATGTATTGCCTGAATTAAGAGCATCTATCTTTTCGTAATATAAAAGCTCTAATGTATAAGTAGCATCTGGTGTAGGAAATACTTCTATAGAACTATCTAATATAGAATAATCTGTTGGCTTACCTGATTGGTCATTATTAGATGCCCTCAAGTTAGCTATAGCCCTACTATCCGTTTGCTCTAAAGTAATTACTGGATCAGTCTGTAAAACAAATCTAATTGGCTGTAGAAAATCGTTTGGTAACGCTGTGTACTGCGTGTCTAAATTAGCTGTGGCTCGTTTTTCCATACGCCAATGACGAACTTCTCTATTCATTTGCGCTTCTGCCAACGTAATAAAATCAGGTATAACAGAAGTTAAATCATCTCTGTTTAAAAAGTCAGCTATACTATCTTTTAACTCACTGTAAGTTGTCAGTGCCATCTGTATAATCCTTTACCTTTACACGATAAAACTTCTGCATAGTATCGCTTTCATACTCTTTCAGTATTTCAACCTCATACTTTTCATAGGCATCCATAAATCCTAGCCCAATGTCATCAGTGTCCATTTCGTACACCTTCATTCGCCTGTCCTTTTCAAATATTCGATCAGTTTCCCAACCGAACCATCTCGCCTGCTCACCTGTTGCGGTATTACTTTTTGAAACCTAGTATACACGTTTGGACGGTATTTTCTATTGCTTAATCCTAAAAACCCAAATTGTTTTGCATATTTCATAGCTCTTGCTGTGGCTAACTCGTTAATTTCTGCTGGATTAAATTCTTTTTTATATTTTGCAGCTAGATCTTTTACTTCTTCTAACGCTATAGGAAAAAACCTGTCTATGTCTTGGCTTATATCATAGAACCCTTCGGCTGGTTCTCTCGTATAATGGACATAATCACCTAAACCGCTTTCTGGAAAATAGTTTTGATCCCCATAATATGCTTGCTCTGGATAATCTTGTATAATTACCTCTGGCTCTTCACGAAAAGGCGTAAGTCTTGTTGGCCTAGCTAAGTTTCTTTCCATTCCCCTAATATTAGGATTAGTTAAATGTTTTTTTGGGTCTATAACTTCCAATGGCTTATCAGAATAATGAAACAAATCTAGCAATCCCTTAACAAGATTTCCTACATTTTCTAAACCCCTGCGCCTAGCCATTATTCGCCCCAGTTTTTAATAATTTCTTCAAGCTCTTTTAGCTCTAATCCGTCAGGCATACCATCTGGGTCTACCGCCCAATCTGGCATAATTCCTACTTTTTGATCTGCATAAATTGTATCTGCCCCTGAAGCGCCTCTGTTTTGATTTGCATATGGACCAAAGTTTACAAAGCTATTCTGGCCTCTTGTCTCTGCCGCCATCGCTCTTCTGGCTTCTGGTGTGTACATTCTCATATGCTGTAGAAAAGCTCTTTCCTCACCAGCGCTCCTAAATTGTGGGTTGCCAGATCCTAAATGACCAAAAACATCATGGACAACTCTAAACGCATCATTGGCTACAGCATCCTCTTTGTCTCCGATTGTGCCAACTTTTGTAAGCATTGGGTTTTTAGAGGCATCAAAAGCAGCGTTACTGCCATATCCAAAATCTGTTGGAAATACAGTTAGGTTTTTGTTCTCTATAACGTCTTTATATCCTAATGCTGGGGAAGCAGCATATGGATCAGGCATATTAGGCTTGAGAAAAGTAAAGTTTAGTCCTGTATCTTTCAAAGCTTGATATTGCGCCATTGTTTCTTCTATTAACGCTTCATAAGCCTTTATTACTTCAGGATCGTTAGGATTATTCTGCATTTTTTCGTATGCAGCAGCAATTAATTTAGCTCGTTTTTCGTCTTGTTCTGGATAACGAATGTAATCTGGAACTTCTATACCAGCTTCCTTGAGGTATTTTTCTTCAGCATTTTTAATTTCTGCTATTTCTCTGGAAGAATAGCGCTCACCATCTATTCTTACTGCTGCTGGCTTACCAGCCTTGCCAACCATGTTTACATCAGGATTAGTTTCTAGCTTCTCTCCCAAAAGATATGGCCTAGATTTCTTGGTCATGTCAGCATAATCTGCCAAGTGGCCTATTAAGCCTGCCATCTGAGCCGTTACTGCTTCAAAAGGAACCTCGTTAGTAATCGCCATTAAATCTCTGCCAAGCCTATCAGAGCTATTTTCTCCCATTCCTAAACCTTCTAATGTAGACTGCACTGCGCCCACGCCTTGCCCTGTAACACCCCTAAAAGCTGGATCAAGATGTGCCAAAAGTCGCAATGGTATTAGAAGAGGATTGTATTTTTGTTTCCCTTGTATATCGTAAAAAGGTGAATTATCTATTTCTTCAAAAGCTTTTCTGGATTTTCTATAACCATAATTTTCAGAAGGATCTCTTCTGTTTCTGCCCATTAAAAAATCAACGAAAGATGACATTATGAACCCAACCCAGATAAATATTCTTCTATCTCTTCTTTTGTTACTTCAGGTTTCTGCAATAATTCAACCATTCCTACACTAGCTGGTATTGCACCTGCTGCCACTGATGCTGATAAGTTTTTAAGGTGCTTAAACTCAGGATCAAATCTAGCAAACGGTGATCTAAGCCTATTACCTTTTTGCACTAATACATCTGTTGATGGTTCTCTTGATTTAGCTTGCTGTGTTTTATTCCATGCAGCAACATCTTTACCTAATTCTTTATCTTCATAATTTATAGGATTTCTTGGATAACCGAAAGGTCTAGCATCAGGGGTTTGCGTACCTCTATCTAATATATTAAATAATGTAATGGTTTCGGCATCTGTGTCTCTCAAACCATCTGCTATACTGTCTGTTGTTAAAGTTGGCTTGTCTGCCCCTATCTTTCTTACCGTTCCATCTGGAAATATATCACCTAACAAATTACCATATTGATCTGTTTTATCGTAATCAATGTTGCTAAATGTAGATCCCTCTACATCAATTCTTGGTTCAAATTGCTCTCTACGAACCACTAAAGGAAAAATTGCACTGTCAGCATTATCTGCATCAACATATGAATTAGCTATACCAGTATTGTCACTGAGATATACTGTGCCAGCATGACCTTCTGTGTTATATGTGTCTATATCATCAAAATATTGTAACTCTGGAGCTTTATCTGTAGCATGATAAAATTCTGTATCACCACGATTAAACGCCTCTTTTCTTTCCATTCTTGCTGCTTGTGACATATCCAACGGTGTGTTTTCAAACATATACAAATCGTCTGCAATCTCCATCATTTCATCTGTAATTTCGTTTGCTTGCCCTGCTGCTCGTTTAGCTAATATATATTTAGCCATTTCCTGACTTGGGTTATCAGAAGTTTTAATAAAGTCTATTAAACTTTGATTGAATTGTGCGTTTGGCCTTGAAGTGTCTGAACCTATAATAAAATCTAATATACCTTTAGCTATTTTACCGCCAGCCTCTAGTTTTTTACGAGCCATTACCACTTCACCTTATTAGCCCAATATGCTGCTGACATCTTGCCTTTAGCTATATTCTTTGCGTGTCTTGCCTTAAATGACTTAGCTCTTTTTGTCATCTTTTTATCGCCTGTCTTGCCCTGCTGACCAAAGCGAATAGTTTTTATTTTGTTACCTTCTTTGGCAACGACAATGTGGGATTTTGTTTTGTGGTTGGGTGTTCTTTTTGGTTTGTTGTAACCACTAACACCAGCACGTTTGAGGCGGCTATCTTTTTTCTTCTCAGCCACATCAGCCACCCATCAATACTTTTAGTATTTCTTTCTTTTTCGTTCTTGGCTGGTATTTGCCAGCAGCATCATAGATATATTCTTGACGTTCTGGTATTGTAGCACCGCCCAAAGTGTCAATCATGTTAAATATTGCACTAACTTGACCGCCGCCTTCATATTTACCACCGCTTGCTTGTGGACCGCCACGATCAAACATATCGTCAACATTACGAAAGCCTATTTGCTCTCTAGGTATTATATAATTACCTTCAGCATCACGTTCCCTCGCTGGCCCTGCTGGACGTACTTTTGCAACATTTAAAGCTGTGGAAAGAGGACCAGCGCCTTTAAAGTAGTTTCCTGAAGTATTCATTCCACCGCCATCTCTAATATCTACATGAAAAGGAACATATTGACCAACATTGTTATAATAGCCGTAACTATTATCATCGTTAAATTTTGCTTGCATTTCCTTTAAATGTTGCTGACCACTTGCGCCTCGAACATCTATATCTGGCTTGCCACCTTTGCCGCCGCCACCTGACCTCATCACAGCAGAAGGACCACCGCCACTACTTCTGTTAATCTTTTTTGCATAATGGTCAGCTAAGAGCGGCATATCCATTCGTTTGAATGTTTCATACTTCTCTTCATCAGTAGCCATTACTTTTTCTTACCGCCTTTTTTCTTGCCTTTGTGATATGGCATTACTTCATCCCTTCTATAAGACATTTACCTGCTTTGGCACAAGCGCTAGGCGCTGGACAATCTGGACAAGGTGTAAACTTTTTCATGTCAGGCATATTATTTCCTTTTCTTTGCTGGCTTTTTAGCTGTTTTCTTACTATCTCTAAAAGCTTTTTCAGTAGGAGCGCCCTTACTACCTTTTTTACGCATCTTTTCAGGCTTTTTGCCAGCAGCTTTTTGCCGTTTTATTCGCTCACGTTTTTTGTGGATATTAGAATATAAGCCTGATTTTGCCATGCTTCGCTCCTTATTTAAGAGCAACTTAGCACATTATGCAATGCCACGCAAATTCCTTCTTATAGGTTCACCCCAATTTGTTTGAGGTTGATAGCCTATTGCTAAATATCTAAATGCGTCTGCGCTGTGGCTGGTCCAATCATGCAACGGTTTGCCACGCCATGTTTTAGTCCGTTCATCAAATTCTCTACGGTATTGCCGTAAAGCTTCTATACCTCTATTGCACTTCTCTTCATCAAACCAGCAACGATTAAGCATAGATCTTGCAGCCTGTATGCCATCATCTACTGACAATCTAGGCGCTATGGTTATATTATTCAGCCCTAATGCTGTGAGAGTTTCTAACCTAGATTTACCACTGCCTAGCTCTCTAACCTGTACGTCATGGGGCAAAATATGCTCAGAATAGTGGTATCCCTTTTTGTCTAGCACCTTTGCGTAATGGTCCAGCCCAACGCCGCTACTTTCATAATGGTCT